GAAATGAAGTCCTTGTTGGAGAAGAATTACGAAGATGCCCAAGACATTATTAGTACCTGATCATATACTTCAGAAGAGAAATAAAGAAAAAGCTTATGTCAAAAAAGAAGAGAGGGTATTAGATCCTACGCTTCTTGATAAATCATTTAAAGAAAGATTACCTCAACCAACTGGTTGGAGATTACTTGTTGCACCTTATCAAGGTAAAGAAGTTACTGACAAAGGTGTCATTATACCAGATCAAATACGACAAAGAGAAGCGTTAGCAACAGTTGTTGCTTATGTTCTTAAAGTTGGGCCTATCGCTTATAAAGATGAAGGTAAGTTTGGAAACCCAAACAACCCTTGGTGCAAGGAAGGTGATTGGATTTGCATTGGTCGATATGCAGGGTCACGCTTTTCATTAGAAGATATGGAAGTTCGTGTTATTAACGATGATGAAGTTATAGCTACGATATTAGATCCAGAAGATATTAAACATATATAAGGAAATAAAACATGTCAGAAAATTTAGCTGAAGAAAAAATTGAAACAACTGAAGAGGAAAAAGATGTTGAAGTTACTTTGGACGAAACTAATCAATCTGCTGTTGATGTTAAGACAGAAGATAAACCTAGTTCTGGACAGTCTGAACAAAAAGCAGAAGACTCCGATGACAAAGAACTACAAGATGTCGGTAAAAGGGCACAAGATAGAATCAAAAAGCTCACAACCAAATACAAAAACGAAGAAAGAGCCAAGCAAGAAGCGGAGAGGAAGGCCCAGGAAGCAGCCTTAGAAAATGAAAAACTCAAAGAACGCTTAAAAAATTTAGATCAAGGCTATATTTCTGAGTATGGTACAAGGCTTGATGCTCAACTTGAACAGGCAAAAAAGAACTATAAAGAGGCTCACGATGCCGGTGATGTTGATAAAATGTTTGATGCACAACAAGCACTTTCAAAAATTTCTATAGAACAAGAACGTCATAGAATAGCGAAAGATAGGCAAGATGCACAAGCAAAACAGATTTCTGATCAACCTCAGAATGAAGCACAACCTCAAGCACAACCTCAAGCAGCACCTGTTGATCCAAAGGCACAAGCTTGGGCAGAAAAGAATGAATGGTTTGGTGAAGATCAAGTGATGACAAGTACAGCTATGGGCATTCACCAAAAATTATCTGAAGAAGGGTTTGACCTTTCTTCTGATGAATACTATGATGAGATTGATCGTCAGTTAAAAGGTTTGTTCCCAGACAAATTTACAACTGAACGAGCAAACGGAGGAAGTGCCAGGGTCGCTCCTGCTGACACTTCCGCTTCACGCAAGAAACAGGGACGCAGAACTGTTAGGTTGACTCCTTCGCAGGTGGCAATCGCTAAAAAACTTAACGTACCTCTTGAAGAGTACGCAAAGTATGTAAAGGAGTAGATTATGACAGATCGAACTAAAAGAGAAGCGAACTCACGGGAAAACGCTACCCGTAGAAAACCCTGGTCACCACCGAGCAGACTTGATGCTCCAAAACCACCAGAGGGATATAGACAGAGATGGATAAGAACCAATCTTAGAGGCGAGGAGGATCAAATGAACGTCCACGCTAAATTAAGAGAAGGTTGGGAACCTGTTCGTGCTGACGAATATTCTGATCAAGACTTTTCCACAATTACGGAAGGTAAATACGCTGGTGTGATTGGTCAAGGAGGCTTGATATTGGCTAGGATACCTGAAGAGACGGCATTGGAAAGAAACGAATATTACCGGGGTCGAACCCGCAACCAAATGACGGCTGTAGATGAAAACTTAATGAAGGAGTCGCATCCTTCTATGCCAATCCAAAAGGAGAGGCAAAGTCGTGTAACATTTGGAGGAAACCGAAAAGGTGAATCCTAATGAAATTTTAATTTTAATTTAGGAGTAATACATTATGGCTAATGTAAGCTTAAAATTCGGCTTAAAACCAATTAATGGTTTTGGCGGTACTACTGCTGATGGAGTAAATCAATACTTTATCGCAAGTGATGCTTCAGCTATATTCCAAGGTTCACCTGTTGTTGTTGAATTAACGGGTGGAACTGTTGCAATAGGCTCAGCAACTGGTGATACAAAACAGTTGTTAGGTGTTTTTGCAGGTTGTGAATATGTTGACGCAACAACAGGAAAACTAAAGTTTTCTAACACATGGCCTGGTTCTGGGTCAGCAAACACTAACCACGATATAAAAGCATTTGTGTATGATAACCCTATGCAAAGATATATTGTTGCATCTGATGGAACAAATACCAATAAGGCAACTGCTAGAGCAGATATTTTCAAGACAGTAGAACTTGAAAATGGTGCAGCAGGGAACACTACTAGTGGTATTTCAACTGCTCAGATCGATATATCTACAGCAGAGGATTCAGATCCGTCTAATCCTTTGATGATATTGGGTATCCACGATGATCCTACAAATGCAGATCATTCTGCTGCTGGGGTAAATTATATCGTTAAAATTAACAATCACATCTTCTTCAGTTCTGTTGGAGATTCTGATGCAGCTATTTCTTAAAGGAGATTAATTATGGCGATAAGTAGAGCACAATTATCTAAAGAGCTAGAGCCAGGTCTTAATGCTCTTTTTGGAATGGAGTATGGTAGATATGAAAACCAACACTCTGAAATTTTCACAACAGAGTCATCAGACAGATCATTTGAAGAAGAAGTAATGTTATCTGGCTTTGGTGCTGCACCGACTAAATCGGAAGGTACTGGAGTAGCGTTTGACGATGCAAATGAAGCATATACTGCAAGGTATAACCATGAGACTATTGCTTTAGCATTTAGTATCACAGAAGAAGCTGTAGAAGATAATCTTTATGACAGACTTTCTGCTAGATACACAAAGGCTTTAGCACGTTCAATGGCACACACTAAGCAAGTTAAAGCGGCAGCTGTATTGAACAATGCGTTTGATAGCACTGTAACTGGTGGTGATGGTAAAGAACTCTGTGCAACAGATCACCCATTAACAACTGGAGCGACATTTGCGAATGAACCTTCAACTGCAGCAGACCTTAATGAAACATCTCTTGAAGATGCGTTAATTAAGATTGCAGGTTTTGTTGATGAGAGAGGTCTTATTGTAGCATTAAGAGGTCTTAAATTAATTGTTCCTAGACAATTACAATTTGTTGCGGAAAGAATTATGAACTCAGCATTAAGAGTTGGTACTTCTGACAATGATTTAAATGCCCTTAAAACTACAGGCATGTTACCTCAAGGTTATGTGGTAAATGACTTCTTAACTGATACAGATGCATTCTTCATCTTGACAGATACTCCTCGTGGGTTCTTACATTTTGAGCGTGTAGCTTTATCAACTGGTATGGAAGCAGACTTTGATACTGGAAACATGAGATACAAAGCTCGTGAGAGATATTCTTTTGGATTCTCTGATCCAAGATGTGTATTTGGTTCACCAGGTGCATAACTAAAAATAAATTCTGGGATTTGAAGGGTGGCACTTGCCACCCTTTTTAATTTGTGGTAGGTCTAATATTAGATATATTGTAATAAGCATTCAATATTTCCTCCCAATAGAAAAAACTTTGCCAGGTTGCATTGCAATCTGGCTTTTTTCATTATATAAATAATTAACCGACAATCGCATAATGTGATTGACACTTGCCAAGACGGGAGAATTAACATGGCTAACACAACTTTTTCGGGTCCAGTTCGATCAGAAGGTGGATTCAATGTAATTAATAAGGACGGCACAAGCGGTGCTGTGACAGAAACTGGTTTTTCAGTTAACTCAACTGGACAATTAGTATCTTTAGGAACTCGTAAAATACAATCATTTGCTGGAACATTAGCTAGTACTAATGCAGCATCTACTGCTTACGCAGATGGAGATTGTTTAGTAGAATTAGGAACATTAAATGCAGATGCACCTGATGGACTAGTGACTCCAAGTAAAATTTTTATACACAGAGCTTTAATTGGTATTACAACTGCTGCTGGACAAACATTAGCTGGTAACTTAGCACTTAGTTCTACAAGTGGAACTGCAACAAACGCAGCCGTAAGTGGTACAGAAATAGTAGGTGCAGGTGTAACATCATTTAATGAACAATTAAGTGCTACACAGTCTATCACTGAAATTGATATTAATTTTAATAATACTGCTGGTAATTACCATATATTTGTTCCAAACGTGACTGCTGCAGTTGCTAACTTGCACTTGTATGCTAGAGCGACAACTACAGTCAATGCTGATGTAACTGCTGGAAGATTTACAGTTGAATTAGAATATTCTGTATTTTAGGAGGGCGAAATGGCTGATGCAGTTTCAACCCAAACCATTCTTGATGGTCCAAAATATGCAGTTATAAAACTTACTAATATAAGTGATGGCACTGGAGAAAGTGCCGTCACTAAAGTTGATGTAAGTGGTTTATCAACTGGTACAGATGGAAGTACTTGTACTGGTGTCTCAATACAAAAGATCTGGTGGCAGTGTACTGGTATGAAAGTTAGTATATTATTTGATGCATCTACTGATGCGTTTGCTATTCAGTTAGGTGAGAATCAATCTGGTCATCATGATTATACTTCATTTGGAGGCATTACTAACAATGCTGGATCTGGTGTAACAGGTGATATAAACTTTACAACTGTTGGTCATTCAAGTGGTGACACATATACAATAATTTTATATCTTAGAAAAGAATACTAAAAATGAAGATGTCTCAAACACAAAGACTTGAGATATCTTTGGCAAAGCTTGAAGAAAGAGTGGAGTCTATTCAAGACGATATGAAAGAATTAAAAACGGATGTAACTCAACTTCGTGCCACTGCTGATAAGTGGAGAGGTGGATTTTGGGTTATGATGGCCTTGGGTGGTGTTGTTGGCGTTGTAGCTAACTTTGCAATGAGTTGGTTTAAATGACAATATCACGCTCAAATATTTCAAAACAAATAACTACAGGAGTTAAAAATATGATGAAGAAAAAAGGCTACGCTAATGGTGGAAAAATTAAAACCAAAGGCATGAAAAGAGGTGGTAAAGTAAAAACCAAAGGCATGAAAAAAGGCGGAGCAACTATGACTATTGCTAAGATTAGAGCTGCTGCTAAGAAAAAAGGTTATAAGTTAGTTAAAACTAAGAAGTAATGCCTTATTTACAGAGTAATATTCCTCACTTTAAATGTTGGGTGAGAAGAGAATATACCTGTAATCATCTTAGATACCACGGAGAGTTTTTACACGCTATGGCCATTGCTGTAACAACAATGCCTAATAGATGTTTAAGCTTTCAAGTAATTTTTACTGGTTCAGAAACAGATGATACAGATGACCCCAATGTTCATGGGGGAGCTATGTGGGCGAGAATGCCTATAACTGCTTTGATGGCTGACATTCCTGTAGAGGAGTGGCCAGTCCCTATGGACGTATATAATGCTCAACCTTGGGATTGTCCCTCCCATACACATGCAGTTTACACCTTAGATAGAGCAACACCTTGTCCCTGGTTAGCAAAAATAGGTGGAAGTTTTTATCCAGCAAAGTATTTATTTACAGTGGATTACACTGATAGTGAAATTGCTGATGATCCCGCACAGCACAAACAGAGTCATGTCATGTATCTTATAGATGCAGGTGAATGGACAGGTAATATTGTAGCATTGCCAAACAACCGAGTTCGTGTTACACATCCAGCATGGTTTGAAACAGGTGAAGGTGCTCCAGATTTTTTACCTTCACAGCATATACATTATTCAAAATCTGATTTAGACTATACATTAGATGTAAATAAAATTTTTGATAATTTGTATAATGAGGATTAAATGGCAACTTCAGATTCAAGAGACTTTGATTTAGATGTAGGAGAGATTGTAGAGGAAGCATACGAAAGATGCGGTCTTGAAGTTAGAACAGGTTATGATGCGAGGACAGCTAGACGTTCTCTTAATATTATGTTTTCTGAGTGGGCAAACAGAGGATTAAATTTATGGACAGTAAACTCAGCAACACAAGCTCTTACAAGCGGAACATCTAGTTACACTTTTACTTCTGATTACACAGATTTGTTAGAAGTTGTGCTTAGAAGAAGTGGCACAGATTTCAGTATGTCTAAGATATCAAGAGGTGAGTATTTAAATTTACCGAGTAAAACTCAAACAGGAAGACCCTCACAATATTATTTTGATAGACAAGTCACACCAAAAATATTTTTATGGCCTACTCCAGAGAACAGTACAGATACTTTAGAGTATTTTTATGTTAGAAGAATACAAGATGCAGATACCTTACAAAATACATCTGATGTACCTTTTAGATTTTTACCTTGCATGGTAGCAGGTTTATCTTATTATTTATCAATTAAACGTGCTCCCGAAAGAACACAGCTACTAAAATCTGTGTATGAAGAAGAGTTTCAAAGAGCAGCAGCTGAAGATGAAGATAAAGTTGCATTAACCTTAACTCCCGATATTAAATATTTGAGTGTCTGATGGGACGATTTGCAACAGGCAAAAACTCATATGGTATATCTGATAGGTCTGGTTTTCGTTATCGTTTAAAAGACATGAGAAAAGAGTGGAATGGCTTGTTTGTAGGTAAAGATGAGTTTGAACCAAAACACCCTCAAATAGATTTAAGAGTTAAAACTGCTGATGCAGAGGCTATAAAAGATGCAAGACCAGATAGAGAGGAGCCTTCTGTTTCTGTGATCTTATCACATAATCCTTTTAAAACTGGAACGGGCGGCAGTAATCCAACTACAGTTACAGTAACGGAACGAGCACATGGCAGATCTGCATCTGATACTGTTAGATTTAGAAACGTAGCACCTTTTGATGGTATATCAAGTTCTACCTTGCAAGGTTCATCTGGCTTTACAATACAATCTGTGGTAGATACAAATAAGTACACAATTAGTGTGAGTGCTACTGCTACATTAGGTAATGTTTCTGGTGGTGGTGGAGTGGCATCTGCTGGACCTGTGACGTTGGAGAGTTAAATGAGTTATACATTAACAACATTAAAGAGTGCCATACAAGATTACACAGAAAACGATGAAACAACTTTCGTTTCTAATTTAAGAAATTTTATTCGATCTACAGAAAATCGTCTTTTTAAAATGATTGATTTTGAAGTTTTTCGTAAAAATGTTACAAGTGCTACAAGTTCTTCGGATAGGTTCTTGTCTGTTCCAACAGACTTTTTCTCACCTTTTAGTTTATCAATAACAGTTTCAAGTAATTTAGTTTTTCTGTTAGAGAAAGATGTAAACTTTGTTCAAGAATATCACCCTAATCCATCTGTAACAGGTGTCCCCAGATATTATGCAAGATTTGATGTAGATAATTTTATTTTATCTCCTACACCTAATAGCAATTATCCAGTTGAGCTACATTATTATTACAGACCAACAAGTTTAGCTGATAGCACAATCGAATTAACTGTTGGAGTGGCTTCAAGTTTTTCAGTAGGTGAGACAATAACTGGTTCGTCAAGCGGAGTTACAGCAACTATTGAAAGTAAAAATGATAGCACAAATAAACTAACGATTATTGTACCTTCAACTGGATTTACAACTGGTGAGACAATAACAGGTTCTAATACTTCACATAGTTCTGCCATATCCTCCATATCAAGTGATACTACAACATCCTGGTTAAGTAAGAATGCGATTAATGCTTTACTTTACGGATCGCTCGTAGAAGCGTATATTTTTATGAAAGGAGAGGCAGATGTTATACAAATGTACGAAAGAAGATTTATGGAAGAAGTGAGTCGTTTAAAGGATTTTGGTGAGTCCAGAGAAAACAATGATGCTTATAGGCAGGGGTTACCCCGTAGGCAAAGAACATAGGAGATAGATTATGGCAACCTCAAATGCAGCAACCACTTATTTAGAGCATAGGATACTAAATTTTATATTTAATAACAACGCACAAGTATCTAGTGCTAATTTTGGTAGTGGTAATAGTAACGGATTAGGAAGTAATATATACGTTGGATTGGCTACTGCCGTTTCAAACTTTGATGATAGCACAGGTGAATCAGCAGATGCAGGTTCTGTGTCAGTTACAGAAGCAACCTTTGGTGCATATGCTAGGGAACAAGTAACTGCTTGGACACTGGTATCACCTACAGCAAACCAACAAACTGCAAAGAATACAAATGCAATTGATTTTACAGCTAAATCAGATAGTGGAACGCAAACAATAACTCATGTATTTATTAATGATAGTTCTAATTCTAGTGGCACTAATAACTTTTTGTTTATTGGAGCATTAGATGCAACTAAGACATTAGCAGAGGGTGACATATTTAGAATTAACGCAACAAATTTAACTATTGAGTTGAAATAATGGCTTTAGTAATAAAGGATAGGGTTAAAGAAACCACAACTACTACGGGAAGCTCTGATGCCTACGTTTTAGCTGGTGCAGTAAGTGGTTTTGAAACTTTTACTGCTAACCTTAGTAACGCTGATACAACATATTATGTTTGCACAGACAATACTGACTTTGAGGTTGGGTTAGGCACGTTTGCATCTTCTGGAACTACATTAGCCAGAACCACAATATTAGCAAGTTCTAACTCTAATAATGCCGTTAACTGGTCATCTGGTACAAGAAGTATCTTTATGACTTACCCTGCTGACAAGGCAGTGTTTGAAGATGCAAGTAATAATATAAACGGCACATTTGTAGGTGATATTACAGGCGATGTCACAGGCAACGCTGATACTGCTACTGCTTTAGCAAATGCCAGAACAATCGGTGGCGTATCCTTTAATGGCACAGGTAATATTGATTTACCGGGTGTTAACGCATCAGGAAATCAAGATACTTCTGGAAACGCTACCACAGCCACTACGTTAGCAAATGCTAGAGAAATTAATGGAACAAGTTTTAATGGAAGTGCAAATATAACTGTAACTGCTGCGGCAGGAACATTAACTGGCAATACACTTAATTCAACAGTAACAGCGTCTAGTTTAACTAGTCTTGGAACATTAGCTAGTAATTTAAATTTAGGTGGGCAAGATATTGTAACTACAACATCTAATCAAGATATTGATCTTGCAGCACACGGAACTGGAAAAGTAGTCGTAAAAGGAAACACTAATCAAGGTGCTATAAAATTAAACTGTGAAGCAAATAGTCATGGACAGACAATTATAGCAGCTCCACATTCAGAAAGTGCTTCAAATACTTTAACACTGCCAAGCACTGGTGGTGACGCTAGATTAGTATCAACATCCTCAACTGCAACGCTTACAAATAAGACATTAACAACACCAACAATTAATGGTGCCACACTTGGTTCTGGTAATTTAGCTACTGCTAGTAATGGTGACATTAATCTTGCACCAAATGGCACAGGTAAAGTAGTTATAAAAGGAAATACTAATCAAGGTAAGATTGTATTAAATTGCGAAGCAAATTCACACGGACAAACAATCATAGCTGCACCTCATTCTGAAAGTGCTAATAATACTTTAACATTGCCAAGCACTGGTGGAGATGCTCGTTTAGTGTCAGCAACTTCAACAGCTACATTAACAAATAAAACATTAACTTCTCCTGTCTTAAATACTGGTGTTAGTGGTACAGCCATAAAAGACGAAGACGATATGACTTCTGACTCAGCTACTCATTTAGCTACTCAACAGTCAATCAAGGCTTATGTTGATGCTCAAAAAGCTGATATGCAGTTTGTTTTAGAAGATGGTGATGGTACAGAAGTACAAATTACAAAAGACAAAGAAGTTAAATTTGTAGAAGGTGGTGGTTTAGATATAAACTGGACAGACACTTCTACTGGCTCAGATGGCGATCCGTATGATTTAACATTTACAATTAATGCAGCACAAACTGGAATTACATCTTTACTTGCTACAGATATAAAAATTGGTGAAGACGATCAAACTAAAATAGATTTTGAAACAGCCGATACAATTAATTTTTATGCAGGAAACGAAAAGCAATTAATACTAACTGATGGAGCATTGACTCCAGGTGCTGATAATATTTTAGATCTTGGTAGTAGTAGTGTTGAGTTTAAAGATGCTTTTTTTGACGGAACAGTAACGTCAGACGCTTTTGCTGGGCCTTTGACAGGTGACGTAACAGGTAATGCAGACACAGCTACAGCATTAGCTACAGGCAGAACTATTGGAATGACAGGAGATGTTGTTTGGACATCTGCTAGTTTTACTGGTGCTGGAAATGTAACAGGAACTGCGACAATACAGTCAAATGCTGTAGAAACATCAATGATTAATGCAGACGCTGTAACAGGTGCAAAGATAGCTGATGATGCTATTGACTCAGAGCATTATACAGATGGTTCTATAGATACGGCTCATATTGCAGATGACCAAGTAACACAAGCAAAGATAGCTGATGATGCTGTAGGTGCAGATCAGTTAGCATCTAATGCTGTAGTCAATGCAAGTGTATCATCAAGTGCGGCAATAGCATTTAGTAAGATGGCAGACTTAACAGCATCAAGAGCATTAGTATCTGATGGTAGTGGGGATGTTTCAGTAAGTGCTGTCACTTCAACAGAAATAGGTTACTTAGATGGTGTGACATCAGCAATACAAACACAGCTAGATGCAAAAACAACCGCAACAGCAGCGTCTAATGAAGCAACAGCATTAGCAATAGCGTTAGGATAAAATATGGCAAATACATTTAAATTAAAAAACAACGCAGTAATGCCAAGTAGTGCAGGAACACCAGATACATTATATACTGTTCCAAGTAGCACAACAACAATCGTTCTTGGATTAATGTTATGTAATGTACATACTTCTCAAGTTACGGCTACTGTCACAGTAACAGACAACGAAAGTTCTGATGTTGTTTCTCACTTGTTAAAAGATGTTCCAGTACCAGCAGGAAGTAGTATTGAGGTTATGGCAGGAAATAAATTAGTTTTGGAAGCAACTGATATTATTAAAGTAGACTGTTCTGTAGCTGATAAAATTAGTGCTACAATGAGTATTATGGAGATAACCTAATGCCGTATATAGGTAAAGATGTAGCAACAGCATATCAAAGTACAACAGCCGTACAGAGATTTAATGGTGACGGAAGTGATACAACATTTACATTAACAACAGCCGTTAGTTCTGTACAAGACGTTCTTGTATCTGTAGATGGCGTGGTACAAGATACGGCAGCTTATACAATACCTGATGGTACAACTTTAACATTTACTGCTGCACCTTCAAGTGGAACAGGCAACATATTCGTAAACTACTTAGCTCCTCAAGCATCAACAATAACACCTGCTGATGAGAACAAAGGTAATTTTAAAGGTGGTGGATTGTTTAGAACAAATGCTCAGTCATTAACAGCAGATATAACAATACTTGCTACAGAGAACGCTAACGTCACCGGCCCGTTTACAGTTGCAAGTGGAGTGACACTTACAATAGAATCAGGTGGAACATTGGTGACATTATGAGTACATTACTAGCAGATACAATTAGAAAAACTGGTGGAACGGCAGGAACAGATATTAAGATAAATAATAGTTCTACTTATGTTGATGGTTCTAATAAAACCACTAACATGGTTAATGCAATTACTAAAAGTTGGATTAATTATAATTATACTGCACAAAGTACAAGAGATTCATTAAATTTTTCATCTACAACAGAAGAAGCATCAGGTGATACTACTTTTTCACATACAAGTAGTTTTAGCAACGAGGGTTACTGCACAAATTTTGGTAATGGTGGACATGGTACAAGTGATGGACATTGGGATTACGTTTTAGGAACGTACAACGTAGCTGTAGGTTCTGTAAGAGTAAGAGCATTAAGTGTTAACTATTCTTCATCTCTTGCAGAAATGATAAACTCAAATATTTCTTGTAGAGGAGACTTAGCATGAGTACAGCTAAAGTCAACACTCTTACAGGCACAACCACAGCAGGTTCAATTGCCGTAACAGGTGAAGGTAATTCTACCACGACTAATCTGCAACAGGGTTTGGCTAAGTCTTGGATAAGTTATGAATCGGTAGGCACAGTAGCTATAAGAGATAGTTTTAATAGTGCAGGATTAACAGACAATGGAACTGGTGATTTATCTCATACTGTAACAAATGCTATGGGAAATGTTAATTACTCTCATGTTGGAAGTGCAGGTCATGGAGATGCATCTATGATTGCTGTAAGTCAACAATATGACCTTGCTGCTCCTACCACAACTGTGTCAAGGTATCAAACTTGTTACGCTAATAATAATAAGTATGACCCTCTTTCAGTTAACATAGCATTATTAGGAGACTTAGCATAATGGCTTTTGGTAATTTAAAGTTTGATACGCTAACAACTTCTGATGCTATTAATACAGGAACAGAAAAGTCTGTTGATACAAGTTATATTCATAATGGAGTATGTAAAGGTTGGTCATATTATACTTCTGCATCTTCATTTACTTTGCATGATAGCTTTAATGTTAGTTCTGTAACAGATGCAGGTGCAGGAGATGGAAGAAGTAATTTAAGTAATGTTATGGCAGGTACTCAATTAAGAATGACATCAGGATGTTCAGGTGACCATGTTCACTCAGATGGTGGAGAGTCTGCTAGTCAGATAATGATTGTTACAAGAAATACTAGTAATTCAAATGCCGATTCACCTAGAACAAGTGCAGGAGTATGGGGAGATTTAGCATGATAAAAACACCAGAGTTTCAAGGAACACATTTATGGCAAAGATTGCATTGGGCGAAAGATAACCTAGAGAAAGTGCAATCAGATATACGAGTAGTATACGAGGACCCAGAGGATATGGACAATCCTGCAAAGATATTAGTTCCTGATCCTAATTGGATGGCTTGTGCATTACAGGGTGGCATATTACCACCTGTTGAAGTATATTGGGAATTAGCAAAAGACGAAGCACAACCTGATTTTGTAAAACATACGAGAGGGTATTTGTTACATAATACTAAACCAATTGAAGCAATGACAGAAGAACAGGCAATAGAATACCTAATTATGAAAGATATTCCACAACGTGTATGGCGTACATGGGATGAGGGCAATAAACCAAAGATGATCATTTGCCGAACACATCAACTGCCAGAGCATCGTCAATGGCGAAACGCATGGCAAATAACCGATGATATAGAACTAGCAGCATAAGGAGAAAAATATGACAAGTTATATCGTAGATAAGGATGGCAACCAGATTGATGCTTCAACTGTTTCATCAAAGCCGTCTGACCGACATTTTAGAAATGCTTGGGCAATTTCTGGTAAAGTTATTTCTGAAGACATGACTAAGGCTAAAGAAATATTTAAAGCAAAGATAAGGGAGGTAAGAAAACCTTTATTGGAAGCTGAAGATGTTGTGTATATGAAAGCAATGGAAGCAGATGATTCTTCTGCTAAAACTGCAAGTGTTAATAAGAAGAAAGCATTAAGAGATGCACCTGCAGCAAAAGCTATTACAGATGCAGA